CAATAAAGATTGGCTAGTCATACACCCGACAGCAAGCCACGTAGCCTTAAATGGGGACTACACAAGACCAAGGGACATCGGTGGGACAAGACCTTGGTTCGATTAAACATTAACTCCGCGTAGGACTGGTATCTACAAGATATGGGTCAGGTAGGAAAGCATAGGCAACCCCGTGCTTACCACCCTTGGGGAAGGTATGCTTAAAAATAAATTAAAAAAAATTAAAAATATCGCTAGACTTATCTTTTAAGCGGGCTTAATATTCGTCTATGGCAATAACGCCTAATTATGAAAAGGATGAACAAAATGAATTTAGTCACGAAAATTGAAGACCGTTTGGCAGAAAACAAATCCGGCGTTAAGACTTACGCAACATACGAATCTGCAGAAAAAATTGGCAACAAACTTGGTTCTGATTATGCGGCACGTTGCGGCAAAACAGACGCAGTTGAGTTTATTGTTGTTTTCCTCCCAAAGACACAAAGATTCAGCGTAGTTTTTCGCTTAATGGATTTTATGACTAAGCATCAAACAGGCGGCTATGTTGGCGTGTTTGCTCAACAAGGTTTCTTTTCAATCTAAACAACACGGGGGCGAAAGCCCCTACAAAGGATAAACAAAATGAGAAAAATCGAAAAACAAATGATGAAAGCCGTTTTTGACCGCAAATCATTTGACTCAAGCAATACAAGCGTTGTTTACTTGCCGGAAGATGACCGCAGCCAAGTTTTTTTGCACAATCACCATATTGCAGACTTCCTGCACGGTGAGCGCAAGGTAGAGGTTAACGTCAACACGTTAAGGAAATGGTCAACGGCTACAACTAAAAGCCGCTTGCGTGCTATGTGCGTCAACGTGTACACCAAAAACTATGTCACGTATTTGGATGGCGTAGCCGTTTAATTAAAGAGGGCGAAAGCCCTCTATTGAGGATGAAAATGAGCTTTGATGATTTTTGGTCTAAATACCCTCGCAAAGTGGCTAAAAAAGCTGCTATGCAAGCTTTTGCCAAACTACCTATAGATGAACAGGAGTTAGCCGTTGACACGCTAGACACGCATTTAGAGTACTGGAAACTGAAAGAAACGGAATCCGAATTCATCCCGCATCCCGCTACATGGCTCAATCAAGGGCGTTATTTTGATGAGTTAGAGCTAAAGCCTAAACAGCCTAAAAAACCCGCATTGCCTTGGTACTCTACCGAACAGATGACAATGGATAAAGCCCGCGAGTTAGGATTATCACCAAGACCGGGCGAGGACATGGGACAATTTAGGTCAAGAATTGCTCAAAAAGTAGCGGAACAAGCATGAAAAATAAACCGGAAAAAATTAGCAAGTTTGACAGACCGGAATACAAACCGCTTAAACGGTTTGTTAGACCCGGCAGCATGACCGTATTAGAAGCACCAAGTCGCATACATAACACTTTGTTTTACCCAAATGGCGAGGTTAAACATGAAAAGAAACCAGACTGAATTGATGCGCGTTTTAAAGAACGTAGATGAATGGCTAACAGCCGCACAGATTGCGGAACGCTTAGAGGTGCATCCCAACAAGGTTAGAAGATTAATGGACACGCCACCATTTAAAGACGTTGTAAAGGGCATATACGACACAGGAAGGTCTAGCGGCAAATACGTTAAGGTTTATAAGTTGATGATTAAACGATCAAACTCAGACCAAGCATTAGCACTTGCCAAACAACATCAGGGTATTTGGGGTCAGCTTAGTTGGTCTAACAACATGAAGGTAGAGTTGATATGAAAATAATAGACACGCTAAGAAAAGCATTTGTAACGCATCAAGAGGTAGACGAAGTAGAGGAATACATTAAGCAACTTGAATTAGACGCAGCAAGGTACAGATGGCTTAAAAAGTACACAAGCCAGTTATTAATGGTTACAGAGCAACAAACCGATGAACAAATTGATACCGCAATGGGGAAACAAAATGACAGAGGATGAAGCATGGGACGAATTGGAACGCAAGCAAGCAAAAAGATGGAACACAACGGACATGGCGCATCGTCCAAACGGGTTGAGCGTTGAGCAAGCAGAGAAGCAAGAGAAACTTTGCAAATCTTGCGGGGGGATAGGACGGGTGGTGTGTAATGGTAGGTGTATGCCTAAACAAGAGCCTGTGGCGTGGATGTACAAAAACGGAATCTATATGTCAGATCCAAGTAATTCGGTGTCTCCAGAATTTGTTATCACACCACTCTACACCGCACCACCCAAGCGTGAATGGGTCGGGCTGACGGATGATGATGCAAAAGAAATATTTGTTACCACGCACGAGTTGACTGTTGCTATCCGTTTAATCGAAGCCAAACTAAAGGTAAAAAATGGACTTTGACCCACACGAAGCAATTGACTACATTTATAAAACAGCCCCTAAGTATGGCAAAGCAAAAGGCAAAGTGTCAGAGCTAGAAACCTACAAAAGCAGCCTTAAAGCTATTCTGATGAAACAATCCTACGAAACCGCAATTGGGGCGCAAGAGCGTGAGGCATACGCACATCCTGATTATCAAAACTTATGCAAAGCTATTGGTGAGGCAACAGTTATAGCCGAAACAATCAAATGGCAACTTGAGGCAGCTAAAATGCGTTTTGAGGCTTGGCGCACCGAACAAGCTAGCAATAGACACCTAGAAAGGATGACAACGTGAGAGCTTTTACAGTTTATTTTTCTTTTAAGCGTGATTTAACTTCCGTTAAACTATCAACACAGTTTGAAGATGAAAACTGGATTACTAAGGCTGATATTCTTAAAGATGCAATTGCAGATTTGCAAGAATTGTACGAAAAAACACTTACAGAGTCTAAAAAATGAACGATTACTCATTGTCATTTATAACGATTTCAGCCTTGCTTAAACACTACGAAGCCGCAGTAAATAAGCATAACTATCAAGAAGCCGCAAGCATTGCTGTCGATATTCAGTTATTAAGCCGTGATTTGCAACAATGGGCGGAAGATGCCAAGCAAAGCTGAAAAGAAGCACTATGACCGCATTGCACAGCTTGGTTGTAGCTTATGCCGACACCTTGGTTATGGTGAAACACCTAGCCACATACATCACATAAGACGGTTAGGCATGAAACGAGAAAACTCGCCAGTTATACCGTTATGCCCTGAACACCACACGGGCAATAGTGGCGTACACGGGCTAGGCAAGAAAGCGTTTGCAGACCGTTACGGCGTGACAGAGGAAGATTTATTAGCCCAGACAGAGGCGTTATGTCCGTAACCTTAGAGCTACCCCTACCACCAAGCATGAACACTTACTGGCGCAACTTTAGAGGTCGCACGGTATTAAGCGCAGGCGGAAGGGAATATAAAATAACCGTACAAGAATACGTTGCGGCGCACAATTTACCTAAGTTTGGTCAAGAAAGGCTAGGCGCATCGATAACCATATTCCCAAGGGATAAACGGGCAATAGACCTAGACAACCGTTTAAAGGCTTTATTTGATAGCTTGCAGGACGCAGGACTATTTGATGACGATAGCCAGTTTGACCGCATTTATATATGCAGAGGGATGATTAAAAAAGGCGGCGGCTGTACAATAACTATTAGTACACTAAACAGGACAGAACATGAAAATTGAACAGCGCAAAGTGGAATCGCTTATTCCATACGTTAATAACAGCCGAAAACACTCTGATGAGCAAGTGGCTCAAATTGCCGCAAGCATTAAAGAGTTCGGTTGGACTAACCCCATATTAGTAGACGGTGACAACGGCATTATTGCGGGTCACGGACGCTTAATGGCGGCTAGAAAGCTTGAAATGGACAAAATTCCCGTTATTGAGCTTGCTCATCTTACAGAGCATCAGCGCAAAGCCCTTATTATTGCCGACAATAAGCTTGGTCTCAACAGCAGTTGGGACGAACAGTTGCTTATGCTTGAAATTGAAAACCTTAAAGAAGCAGATTTCAATATTGATATATTGGGCTTTGACCCATCTGAGCTTAAATCGGTTGATGTTGATTATTCGTTGCTAGACGATGAAAAAATTGACGATCAACTTGCCGACATGGAAAAAGGCGTAAGAAAAGCTATTCAAATTGAATTTGAATTAGAGCATTATGAAGAAGCAACCGAGCTAGTGAAGTGGTGGAGAGATCAACACGCTTACGTTGGGATGATGCTTGTCGATCATTTGCGTGAAGAAAAGCGCAAACACTTTGAGTCATGAAGTGCTTTTACATAATCGGCTATCACGGTTGCGGCAAAACTACTCAGGCTAATTTACTTGAGACGGTTTACCCGCATTACAACTATCTTGGCGGCAAATCCGGCTTGGACGCAGTTGGTAGCGTCAGGGAATTGATGACTTTAGTACGACAAAGCGCGTCCGATATGGTGATACACGGCTGTATCTTTCAAACAGAGCCGACAATCGAAAGGCTATCCAGAGCAACAGACTTGCGGCTTATTGTGCTTTATTCAATGCCGGACGTAGTAAAGCAGCGCACTTTGGCGAGGGGGGCGAAAGAATACAATCCCGCAAAATTTAAAGTGCACTATT